GATCTTTTCGGGGACTTCGAAGTCCCTGAAAACGACCGAGCCGAGCGTGAGGACCGTATCGACCATCAGTACACCGGGATCATGTCGGGCGGGGAGTACGTCTGGCGGCCGTCAAATCCTGCGGCGCTAGACGGCGACGAATTATCGCGGACGATCTGGTTTACAACGGACTTCTTCACGTCCTGGCCGTCGATCTTGACCGTCGTGTTAACGGTCACGTTCGGTGGCGCAGCGGGCGGTACGGTTATGCTCGGATACCCTTTTGGTGCCGAGGCGGAGTCCGCCGGATTGGCTACCGACATTCCGGGGGCGTAGCCCCCGGGATACAGGGCGTTTAGCTGACCGCCGACCTTTGTTGAGTCCGGTGCCTCGTAGCCCACAAGATGAGGGAACAAACCGTTTACGCGACCGGCCACACCGGCTACCCAATCTATCAGGCTGTTTAGGGCGGTTATCAAGCTCTGCACGCCGGAAACAATAGCGCTCCAGCCTAGTTTAGCCATCAACGCTATGGCGTCCCCTAGTCGCCCCAAGAACCCTATCAGCTCGGGCCAGTACGCTGCCACAAGACCGGCGATGGCCGTCCCGATGGCAACTATACCGATAATCAACCAGCCGCCTGCGCCGATAGCCAAAGCGATAGCGCCGCCCACTAAGGCCAGCCCGATAGCGACGAGGCCCGCAGCGAGGCCCAGCAGCACCGCCCCGATGACTTTCATAGTTTCCGGGTTGGCAACCGCGAAAGCCGTCACGGATTTCACCGCGTCGGCTATGCCGTTCATCATCCCGACGACGGAAGGCACCAACGGAGAGCCAAGCGCCGTCAGCAGGTTATCCCAAGACGCCTTGAAGTTATTCATAGCGGTCGTGGGGTCGTTTTTCAGCAGGTCGTCCGCGCCGTTCAGCCCTTGGGCTTTGTCGATCAACGCCGCGTCCTTATCGATACGGGGTCCTTCAAGCAGCAGCGTCGCCGCCGCTGCACCCGCCGTACGGTTTCCCAGCATAGCGCCTAGTTCTGTAATGGCGTCCTCGTCGCCGGGGGCTATCGCGCGCCCGAGTTTTCTCTCTACGGCCGGCTTCAGGATTTGTTGCGCCCATTCGTACGGGTTCCTGATAAGCAAATCCGAGTCTTTGATAGCCCCGGCTCTGAACCCCTTGTCCTTGGGGTTGACTTTGCTTTCGTCGGCGATGAGTCCTTCCGCGCGGAGAGCCTGTACCGCTGGCGCCGTTATCTTCCCCTGCACGAAACTCTGAAACAGCGACATCAGCGCCGTGCCGGCGGTGCTAGGCCCTAACTCCATCATCATGGAGGGCAATTCGCGGGTGTAAAAGTCCTCGTTCCAACCTTTCGCTCCGATGCGGCCGTATTTAGTGACCGACATGAAGTCTAAGGGGTCGATCTTACCGCCGGATGCGCTGATCGCCTTCGTCATTTTGTCGAAATAGTCAACGAAATCTTCAGGCTTTATGAGCCCCTTCAACTCGCCGGCACGCGCCATCTGGAACACGGCGTCGGCAGCGTCGTTACCTTTGCCCTCTTTCACCGCATTCAGGACGACGCGCATTCTCTCCAGAGGATCGGCGAACTCGATAGCGTGCCCGGTAGACCCGAACACCATGCGCAGCTCTTTCATGTCCTGCGCGACCTGGGAAACCTTCAGGCCATACATTGCGGACAGTTTCCAGCTCTCCGCGGTGGCTTGCGCGATCTCTGCGCCGGTCATGCCGGCGGTATTCATCGTCGCTTGGACGTGTACCAGTTCTTCGCCGTGGTGCACCAAATCGCCCATAGCGCCGAGAATGGCGCCGCCAGCCATAATCGCACCGATACCGATGATCGCGGTCTTCCAGCGCCCAAAGCCCGCTTCTGTTTCTTTGACCTTGGTGTCTACGCCCATGAGATCCTGGGCGATTACACCGAGAACGGGGCTGACGCCATTGGTCATTGACAGGTGGACGCCGATTTTATATGCGTCCATTTACGTCTCCTAGGGACTTAGATGACTTTGAACAGTTGCGCCGCCATGCCGCCGGCGAGTACGCCGACGACCGGCCCGGCCATGTGGTCGCGCACTTCTTTTTCTTTGCGAACGGCGGCGCCGCCTAAGAAGGACCGAGGCTTGATGTGACTCGTGCCGACTTCCTGGTACACCGCAACGTCAGAGTCGGAGCCGACCCACGCTTCGTTGTGGCCGACTTTGTGCTCTATGGAGTCGCGCATATCGCCAGTCACAAGCAGAGGTTCGTTAGCCGGGTACCCGGCCGCCTCCCGCTGCCGCTGCGTCCCGTCCTTCAGTTCAGGCCACGCGGCGAAAGGGCCGGCCGCGCCTTGGTACGTGCCGATTTCGTGCTTCGCTTCTTCTTCGATGATCCTGGCGCCGTGCTCTAGCCCTTCGAGCTTCTCGATCTCTAGCTCCACAAGATGCATCGCGAATGCGGCGAACCCCTTAAACTCCATCATCCGCGTTGCTCCCAGGATAGCTTCGCCCAATTCCAGTTATTACCTTCGAAACCGCCCATGACTACCGTGTAAGCGAGTCGTTCGGCTTCGTCCAAACTGAACGCAACGTCGAAAGGCACCCCTTTGCTGACCAAATACAGACACGAAGTCAGGTCGGGGTGCTCTGCTAGTTTTTTGCAGCTAGAGTCACATCCTCGTTAGCGCCTTCGCCGTCGTCCTCGATCTGGCCGGCCTTAACAAGCGCGGCGCGCACGTCAGGGCTGATCTTGGACAGCGCAACGCCAATAGCCGCCAAGCCCTCGTCATCAAGCCGCTGAATGAGCGCCTCGATTTCTTTGCGGGACGCCGGGGCGCCAAACGCCTCGCCATCGATCGCGGTCACGGACGCGGCCATGAGCGCATAGCTCAGGTACGCCGAGTTGCCACTATCCTCGCTACCCAGGAGGCGGAACAGCCGCATGCGGTCCACAGGTCCGAGGCGGCGGACCCTAATAACCCGCCCCAGCGCGTCAGTGTGGCTGGAAGTCTTCGCCGCAGCCTTGACGATGACCTGGGAGGGGGAATCGGCGGTGTCGCCTGCTTCGATGAGCTTGACTTCGGCCATTATTGCACCTTGATCCGTCGAGACGCGATGAAATCGAGCTTCTGCGAAACGGTCTTAGACTTGCTCCACTTGCCGCCGTCAGACAGTTTAAACGCGCAGCCATCGTAGCGGTACTGCGTGATACGACCGTCAGGTTCGGAGATCGTCTCCAGGATGGTCGCGCCGCCAATGTTGACGCCGCTGTAGTACGCGGCTTCCATATTGGCGACCCAATCGTCCAGAGCAGAACTGCCGCGCTCGAACGAGAACGAGCCGTCCCAGCCTTCGGGGTCTTCGGCGTAGCGCATCTTGCCGTCCAGTCCGCCGACTTTGAGCTGCGTCGTCTTCTGCTTGCTGTCAAATTCGGTCGAGATGGCGAAATTTTGGACCTGACCGGTGAGAGGATCGTAAATCTGGAGAGATACGTCTCTCTCGACATTGAAACCGCTAAGCGCCATGTCGCATCACCCCTTAGTTAGTCGCAAGAGAAGAAGGAGTGGTGTTGGTGCGTATGATTTGCACCGACTGACCGCCCTCAAGGTTAACCAAGAAATATTCGACCACGGCGAGATAGACCACCTTAACGTCGGCCTGCATGTAGCCGAGAGCGATACGATTATCCGGGTTGTTGGTCCTGTCCAACACAACCTGGAAATCGTCAATCATGCCCTGCTGCTGCATACTCTGTAAGAAAGCGTTGAGTGTCGCAGCAGCCTGTGCCCTGGTCGGATCGCTCGGCTGACGGCTCTGGAGCTTGCCGACGTACTTGCCCATGCCCGCCGAAAGCGTAGCGGCGATGTAGTTGGTCATCCGGGTGTAGTTGTCGCCGTGAATAACTGCATTGGACGAAGCGTTGCGTCCCATGCGGAAACCGAACTGATTGCCGGCCGGGATTGGGTTGGCGATGACCTCCAGGCCGTTGCCTGCGATGAGCTGGAGCTCGGCGCTGGAGTAAGGTGCGCCAGAAGCCGAGCGCTGCGTCCCGATGGTGCCCGTGAGCTGCTTGTTGAGGCTGCTCTGCTGCGGCGCCAGGTTGCACAGCTTGCCGACCGCGGCGGCCTGCGGCGAGATGTAGCGGTTGATGCCGTTAGCGGCATCGTACCACAGCTCCCAATCGCCCAAGATCAGCTTCGCGGTATAGGTGTCGATGCCGCCTGAATTGCGCGTCGAAACCGCGTTGGCGATAGTATCGCCGGCCGGACCCACCAGCATCATATAGACGCCCTCGCCCAGGCCGAACGAGATCTGGCCGGCGTAGGTGGTGGAGTCGTCAGCGTCGCACAGGGCTGCAACCGACACGCCGTAGCTGCGAAGTGCGTACATGCCCTTGCGCGGAGTCGTGTCGACGCCGACAAGCACAGCGCCGGTGATCGTGGTGGCGCCATCCGTGCCCGTCGCGAGAGACGTGGTGGCGAGGGTAGGGGCGGTGACGCCGACACCAGCGGACGCGACGATGATCTGCGACGCCGGGGTCGATGGGCCGTTGCCGTTGTTGATGGCGCTGGCAAGGTTGACCCAAAAGGCGTTTCCGGTTCCGCTGATATTGTCAAACGTTTCGACGCCGCGGAACGGCAGAGACACGACTGCCTTGAAGCTGCCGACAGCGGAGCCCGTGGCGAGGGTGAGCTTGATGCCGTTGCCGCCGGTCCCGGTGTACTTCGAGGTCAGCGTAATGCAATTGGTCTGCACAGTGGCCGTAGCGGCAACGTCGGTGCCGTCGGTGACGCGGACGCAAGCGTACACAGCCGCCTGGCCTTCAAGCACGGCGCGGGACACGTGCGTGCCCATGTCGTACTTGCGGTTCTGCACGCCGCCGAACGCTTTGGCGTAATCAGCAGTGCCGCTGACCAGCACGGGGACACCGACAGGCCCCCAAACGGCGGTTCCGACGAAACCGCCGACATTGGTCGGGACACCGTTTAGCAGGAAAGTCCCGGGCGCCGCGACTTGCACGTACAAATCCGGGATAGTCAGAGCAGTGGTGTTGATAGAGCCTGCGGGGAAGATGGGCATGGGCCTCTCCTAACGAGAAAAGGCCCGGTGCGCGGGCCTGCTTGGTTGTTATTCGACTGCTTCGATGGTCTCGGGCTCGTCCGGCAAAGCGACCCGGACGGTGTTGCGTTCCGCGTCCGTGCCTTCGATACGTTCGATGACAGCGGCGTCAGTGATACGATCCCCGGTGCCATACCCGGCGACGGGAGACAGCGCTACAAGCGCGTAATTCATTTGCGACCCTTTAGGAGTTGACGACAACGCTGGTGATCGGCGTTACGCCATCCGCCAGATGAGGGCCAACGGTCGTAACCGGGAGCGTGACCTGCCACGTCGTATCGGATAGCAGCGTGGGGTATTCGACAAACCAGCGCAGATCGCGGCGGTAGACGTTCTCGCGCTCGCCCGTATCGATGTCCGCAGTCGAGGCGTAGTTCAGCCACGCGGCAGAGGCATCAGGCAGCGCCCGAAAAGGCGGGTCGGTCAAGTAGGCGTCCACCACGCCGGCAATAGCAGAGCGCAGCGCCGGCGTAGGTGCCCAGGCGGTTACGCAATAGCGATGAGACTGACGCCGTACTTCCTTCGCCATCGTGGCCGTCGCGCCGATGCGACCGCTGATAGCGCGCGCGGCAGGGATCGTGACGACCGCCCCGCTGCTGGTAGCCGGCATGTTGGCGCTGATAAGCGTCGCCAGTGCCGTGGCAATCGAGATCAACGTGTCGTTGCTCTGGAGAGCGTATGCGTAGGTCAGCCCGTTGATTACCAGGCCGACGTATTGCGGGGTCGTGACCGTTCCGCCCACCGTAAGCGTCACGCCGGATACAGTGACCGTCAGCGTCGGGGCCGCGACCGAAGTCGCTTGCCACGTCGAGAAAAAGCGCGTGGTATCCCGGGTAACGTGGGGCTCGGGGAATACCGTCAGGTGGCACGTGCCTGCCGCCATATCCGCGTCGAGAGACGCCGGGATAGGCCAGCCGGCGTAGATGCGGATAGGAACGCCGGCGGTGGACGGTTGCCCCGTCCCGTTAGGGTAGAGCGCCTGAGCGGCCTGGGCGACGAGCATGTTGGAAACGTCACACAAATCTGCCACGTCACGCCTCCAACAGCAGTGCGCGGAGCTGAAACCCAAGACTGTTCCAGTAGCTCGCGAAAATCTGATATCTCTCGCCGGCATCGTCTACCACGATGTCGCGGCTGAGGATGGAACCAAGCCCCGCGGCATTGCGCGGGAGGAAGATCTTCCATTGGCTCTGCGAATACGCGGCGGCCGGGAGGTCCAACTCGCCGCGCTTGCCGGTTAATGCCTGGATGGATGCCGGCAATCCCGTCAGGATCACCGTCTCCGCCGCTGTGGTAACGCCGCCGTACCCAATCGCGCCGACGCCTGTCTGCGGATTGGGCCTTCGGATGCTGATGATCCGGGGATAGATGAAGTTCACGAGAACGAATTGGCGCGGTAGGACGCTAGCAAGGCGTACTGCGGGCTGGCGAACAGGTCGGCGCTGAAACGGTCGATCTCTGTGTCGCCAGCCCGGTATTTGCGGATGCCGCCAGCGACGAATTCGGGCGGCGAATTCACCAAGTATGCGGCTACCGCCGCGACCGCCTGCTTGACGAGCTCCGGGACGCCCGTGGTCGGGAGGCCCGCAACATACCAAACGCGAACGTCAGAATAGTAGGCCAGAAGAATCCCGGCCGGGACCCAAAGCTCAGACCGCCCAGGTGAAATCGAAGCCTGGCGGGCGTCAAACGGAATCCATTGCGGCGGCCCGCCGAACGTCTGTAGAGTGGCCAACAGGTTAATCTCATTGTACATCCCCTGTATCTGGTCCGATCGGCGGCCGTAGCCGTACCGACCAACGCCAGATACTAGGCGCACAGCGTCGTTGTACGCAAGCCGGATCATGCTGCGCTTCGCCGGAACCTGGCGCTCTTCTTGGCACAGCATCCCGAACTCAGCGGTGACAGGGCCTGTGTGAGCGTACGTGACCTGGGCCAAGGTGACCTTGCCGGCCGCCTGATCGATAGCCGAGATGACGACGGCTTCGACGGCGCCCGCATTGGCGCGGTCGAGGATTAGCACTTCGCCCAACACGTCCTGCGACAGGAACAGGTTGGTCGGCGCCGTGACCACGACGTTTACGCCAGGAGCGATGGAACCGGGAAACGTCCAGGTCAACCGAGGCGTCATGCGCGCCATATAGCAGGGGTTGCCCGCTGCATCCGGCGCCCACACGATGCCTTCCTTGCGTTTCAGGTACCCGTCGAGGTACGCGCATGCCTGGGCCACCTGCACGTCACTACCCGCCGGCACGCCGTAAGCGGCGTATTCAGTGCTGGCGAGGTAGGGGACGGTCATGTCAGTACATCGCCTCGATGCCAGTAGCGGTGGTGCCTGTCGCCCAAATGCGCGAAGCACGGATCGCCCGCGTCTCGCCAGCGGCGAAGTTCAGCGTCGGCGAATTGCCCGCCGCCGTGGTTAGCTTGACGTTGCCTGCCACGCCAGCGCGGATGAAGCGCGCTAGGAACGGCAGGTCCACCGTGTCGCTCGGTGTGACCACAATAACGTCGTAAGCCGGGTCGTTGATGCCGGCCGCGTACCCTGGGTTAGACATGCTATCACCGTGGCGTCCAGAGGGTGGAGCGCTTGGCGAGGCCGCGCTCGATAAGGTATTTGCCCATGTCGTCTTCAACGTGGGCTTGCCCGAAGGCGAATTCTATAGCCAGCGTCACCGGCTTGTTGTCGTCGTCAACCCAGGCGGCTGAAACCGCCGTGTTC